GTACTACGGCTGTTACGTGAAAGACATTAAACCCAATGAAATTATGTCTGTAAAAGAGTTTTATCAAGAAAAAGCTCCTAAAAGTTTCTAAACTACCTATCTTTGCAAATAACTAGGCTCCATAACGGAGCCTTCTTATATTTACGCAAATAAAGGTTACGCAATGTACTGGTTAGTAGAGGATATAGAACAACTTACAAGTTTTTACAATTTAGGCTACAAGGAAGTATTCATAGAGGTAATACCCTTCAATGACCGTATCCACCCCGTATACAATTCCGTATCTTTGGTGTATATTCGCCCGCTTTTAGCAACTAAAGGCTTTATGCTAGGCGTTAGCCACAGTGAAGCACTAAACGAGATAGCGCCACATATTACCGCAATATTACAAAAGTTTGATGTGTTATATTGTAGGGATAAGAAGGAAATATTACACTATTTTCCATTAAAGCATTTGCTTGACATCACCCCCCCTCCTCATCCGTATATACGCTCTACTACTCCAACACACGAACTATTTTATAGAAACCACGGTAAAAACATTGAGATAAACAAAATTATCCCGATTGTAAAACATTACGAGATATGTGAGCAAACCTACAATGATTTAAAATCAAACATTGAAAAACCAAGCACACCATATAGTGAATTTTTTAACAATAAAGTTACACTAGTGTTTAACGCTATTGAAAGAAACGGTATACGCATAAACAAATCCGAATTTGAAAATCATTTTTACCCAATTGAGAACGATTTTGTTTATACCCAATACAATCTAAAAACAACTACAACACGACCTTCAAACAAATTTAACGGAGTTAATTATGCAGCACTCAATAAAGAAAACGGTTGTAGAAAAAGCTTTATACCACGGAACGATAGTTTCGTTGAAATTGATATATCTGCTTTTCATCCTAACTTGGTTGCTAACTTGGTTGATTATAGTTTTCCCACTAACGAAATTCACGAGCACTTTGCGGAACTTTACAAAGTGGATTACGCAAAAGCAAAGGAACTGACATTCAAACAGCTATATGGAGGAGTGTTTGAACAATACAAAAATCTGGAATTCTTTAAGCGGGTAAATTCATTAGTTAAGGAAAACTGGAAACAATTTAATGAAAATGGGTATATAACGGTACCGATTTCAGAGTATAAAATTGAAAAGGATAATGTGGGGGAAATGAATCCACAAAAGTTGTTTAATTATTTGCTACAGGGGTACGAAACAGCTCAAAATATATTGATATTGTGGGATATGATGCGTATATTGATAGGAAAGAATACGAAATTGGTTCTATACACATAAGATTCGTTTTTGTTGGATTGGAATGAAAATGAACAGAATGAAATGCTAGAAATACAAAATATATTTAAAAAATACAAACTAAACACTAAAGAAAAAACAGGTTATGATTACGATTTTAGAGAAAGCAACTAATATGTATAATCCGCAATATGATACCATCACGGATTTAAATACAATAAAAGATTTGAACAATAAATTGTTTTGTACGTTTACAGACCTAAGAAATCTGGATGTACTAATTGAAGATATAAAAGCAAAGTACAGTATTATATATAATAAAATGTTTGTTTTGGAAATTATAGGTAAAGAGGAGTACGTCATTACCTACAATGTAGAACACGCTAATGTAAGCTATATACCGGAAAATACTATTTTAGTTCATAGAAAGAAGGAATCAAATACACTATATACAATTAATGCTTTAAACGAGCTAATTAAAAAGTTAAATGGTGGAGTAGTTGATACTAAATTTGCTATTAATTGGAATCATTACAAGAATTGTATTCTGCTTACTCAGCATAATGAGCTAAACCAACTCAACACAAAAATCTTTAAAATTATAGAGATATGAGAGAGCTTGAAGCTTTTAGAAATTTCTTAAAAGAGGCATTTGCAATTGATGATAAAGGTCAATTAATCAATACCGATGAACGTTGGGCTTTTTATGTTAATTCAGAAGATGATTGGGATATTTTATCAAAATTTCTAGAAGAAAAAGGCTATAAATTTATTTCAGGAAATACTTTTTCTAAATACAAAATATCAGATTTTAATCCATTTAAAAGTGAAAGACAATTTGGAGATGAAGGTGAAGATGATGGTGATATGGGTTATTCATACGCCATGGACTATAAAGGAGTAAATAATTTTGTGTTACTTCAAATGCCTAATAAAAAACTCACAATAGTACAACCTTCAACTTTTAATTCTAAAAGAAATAGTACATATCAAAATTATACTTTATATAAAAATTTATCAGATCTCTTTAAAATTATTAAAATTTAAACAAAAAAAAAATGAAAAAATTAGTTCTTCTATTAGCGGTAATATTAGTAGGTTGCCAAACTGAACCTCAATCCGAAAAAGTATTAAGTATCCAAGTTGGCCAATTTGCATTTTGTGGTGCATCTGCGGCTGTTCCAACCGGAAAGAAAATAACCATCCAAGGTAAAGAATTCGATGAAGGATGTGCAATTTGTCCTGTATTAGAAGGACCAGGAATTTACAGTGCAGCAATGTATGGTGAAGGAGGAACTTATGGTGAATTTAGTGCTAAAGATAATATCCCATCACCTGATGGAACCCGTAAAACAACATGGTCTTTATTTTGGTATTTTTCTCCAACAGACACTATCCCACAGTTTAATCCTGAATCCCAACAATGGGAAATGATGGCACCATTAAATCGCAAATTCATCATTGATATGAGCTCTCCTGCTACAAGCGAAAGTGATATGTTCCAAATGCCTTGTGAAATTTGGAAAACAGAAAATGGTATTTTACTATCCAAATGCTACGGACCGATTAATCACATGGCAGTACCATTACGTAAACCATTTTCAACCGAAAACGGACAAACATCCGTAACTGCTGCTCCAGAAGGAACTCCATATCCAGTTGGAACACCAATTCCTTACCCAACACAATCTAAAAAATAAAACTATAAATAATAAAACAATGACAATCCTAAACGAACAATTTTATAGAATGCAAATGTTAGCTGGTATTATCACAGAAGAACAATACAAAACTATTTTAAATGAAGATAATACTTTAGAAAATAAAATTCAACAGTGGGTTAATAATAATGCTGGAGGATATGGCCCGGATGAGAATGATGATGATTTAAATAAATTTAATGAAGAAATGAAAATTCTTCTTAATAATACTCTTGAAGATTTTAACCTAGATTATTATGGTGATGATACAACAATGAGTCCAGATGATATTCTAAAAGACTTTATTGATGGAGCTATTGATATTATTGGTAACTATACAATGGAGTATGAAGGAGATGATACTTCATTTAGTCCTGGTGATATAAAAGATGATTTTTATGAATTTATAGGTGTTGAAGAACAACTTTAAAATAAAATAAAGCTCTCGAAAGAGAGCTTATTTTAATTTGTTTTCCCCAAATAAAGTTATTATATTTACAGTTGCAAACATAAACAGTTATATCTATGGATTTATCACTATTGAAAAAGAAGTTAGATGGTCTTCAACAAAAATCATCACCCAAGGAAAAAACCGATTACGCTAAAATCTATTGGTCACCTAAGGTAGGAAAACAACAAATCCGTATTGTTCCATCGGCTTTCAACTCGGCAAACCCGTTCACGGAACTTAAAATTTATTACGGTATTACAAACAAAGTTATGATTTCTCCTACAAATTTTGGAGAAAAGGATCCGATTGCTCTATTCGCTTCAAAACTTAGGGGCGAATACAACAAGGAAAATTTCGTATTAGCTAAAAAACTTGACCCTAAAGTTCGTATCTTTGCTCCCGTAATTGTACGTGGTGAAGAAGATATGGGAGTTAGATTGTGGCAATTTGGCAAACAAGTATACGAGGAACTAATCAGCTTAGCAGTTGATGAAGAAATTGGTGATTATACCGATATTGTAAATGGTAGAGACATTACTGTTGATACTGTAGGTCCTGAATCAACTGGTACCCCTTACAATAAATCATCAGTACGCGTTAAATTGAAGACTTCTCCATTAGGTGAAAGTAAAGCGCAAGTAGAAAGTTGGTTGAAAGAACAACCAAACCCATCAGATTCATTTAAAAAATATACATTTGATGAAATGAAGTCTGCTTTGGAAAAATGGCTATCTCCTGGAGATGAAGCTGAAGAAGGTGATATTATTGATGAGAAAAATGATGGATTTGAGGATGAAACTACCTCTAATGGTTTACCTTGGGACGAGAAAGATGTCCCCGCTGCTAAACCAAGACCAGAATTTAATTATAATCTAAACACTTCTAAAGCAAAAAAATCCAAAGGTGATCAATTTGATTCACTATTTGGGGAGGATGCATAAACTAACATATGGCTAAGAAACAACCTGCTTCACTATCAGCAGCGGTATCTGCTGAAATTAAGTCTAAATTTGATCTTGATAAATTTAAAACCAAAAAGGGTTTAGATAAGAATGTCAAATTTAAAGACCAAGAATGGATACCACTTTCTCCGGCCTTTCAAGAAGTTACCTCTATTCCTGGAATTCCCATGGGGCATATTGTTATGCTCCGTGGGCACTCCGACACTGGTAAAACAACTGCAATGATTGAGGCCGCAGTTTCGGCTCAACAGAAAGGTATTTTACCCGTATTCATCATTACAGAAATGAAATGGGATTGGGGACACGCAGTACAAATGGGACTAGAAATCCATCTTGAAAGAGATCCATCAACCAATGAAGTTACGGACTACAGTGGTAATTTTATCTATGTAGACCGAGAAGCTCTTAATTCTATTGAGGATGTTGCCGCATTTATTCTAGATCTTCTTGACGAGCAAAAGAAAGGTAATCTTCCATACGATCTTCTATTCCTTTGGGACAGTATCGGCTCTATTCCTTGCGATCTATCAATTAGATCTAATAAAAACAACAACGAATGGAATGCAGGTGCAATGTCAACCCAATTTGGCAATAACGTAAACCAAAAGATTGTAATGTCTCGTAAAGAATCATCACCTTACACTAATACACTTGTGGTAGTAAATAAGGTATGGACTCTAAAACCAGAGGTACCAATGGGACAACCTAAACTAATGAATAAAGGTGGATATGCTATGTGGTATGATTCAACTTTTGTAGTTACGTTTGGAAACGTTATGACTGCTGGAACTAATAAAATTAAAGCCATTAAAGATGGTAAACAAGTAGAATTTGCTAAACGCACTAATCTCCAGATTGATAAGAATCACGTAAACGGAGTTACTACTCGAGGTAAAATTGTTATGACTCCACACGGTTTTATTAGTGATGATGATAAAGCAATTAAAAATTACAAGAACCAATATGGCGAAGAATGGGCTAAAATATTAGGGGGTGGTGATTTTAAAATCGTAGAGGAAGGTGAGGAAGTTGCCGATATGTCTTTCTACGCAGACGAACCAGAATAAAATATGAAATCTAAAGAACTATTTGATCTCCTGAACAGTGTTCAGGAGAATGAGGATACTGTCTTCCCTAAACGACACGATAAAGTACTTTTGATAGATGGTTTAAATCTATTCTTCCGTAACTTTGCAATGTTAAACATAGTGAATTCTGATGGAATTCATATTGGGGGGCTAGGTGGATTCCTTCGTTCTTTAGGTTCTTTGATTAGACAAATCCAACCAACTGCTGTTTATATTATATTTGATGGAGCGGGTTCTTCCAGTAGTAGGAAGAACCTCGTTCCCGAATATAAATCCGAGCGTCACATCCAAAGAGTAACTAATTGGGATGTATTTGATAATTTAGATGAAGAACATGATTCCAAAGTTGATCAAATTGTGCGTCTAATACAGTACTTAAAGCAATTACCAGTTAAGACCATAGCCATGGACAAGGTGGAGGCTGACGACATAATTGCGGTGTTATCTACGCAGTTAGTTGAGAAATACGGTTCAACCGTGTTTATAGTTTCCTCGGATAAAGATTTTGTTCAATTAGTTACCGATAAAATTATTGTTTATCGACCTATGGAAAAAGAATACTATACTCCATCTACCGTAACTGAAAAATTTGGGGTATTAGCTGAAAATTTTATTTTATATAAAACTTTATTGGGGGATGCTTCCGATAAAGTACAGGGGATAAAAGGATTGGGTGAAAAAGGTATAATGAAACATTTTCCTGAACTCCAAACTAAAAAGCTCACTTTGGATGATATATTTGAAATCTCGGCTGTGAAATTTAAAAATCATATTGTATATTCAAGAATAGTACATGATGAAAAAAGATTGAGAACCAACTATAAAATTATGGATTTGTCTATACCCATGGTAGGAGAATATGAAGTAAATTTTGTTGCTAATCTAATTGAATCCGAGTTACCTGAACTTAATCCTGATCCATTCTTAGTAATGTATGAAGAAGATAAGTTGGGGGGCATAATTCGAAATATAGAATATTGGTTAAAAGATAATTTCTTTCACTTTAAAGGTTACAAAAATAAATGACATTAAACAGCATTGCAGCTTACGGGCATGATTTTCAAATTAAAGTATTATCTTCTCTATTAACCCATAAAGAATTTCTGGTTAATATTCATGATATTATATCTGAAGAGTACTTTGACAATCCAGCTGTAAAATGGTGCGTTGATGAAATTTTGAAATATTTTGAGAAATACAATACTGTTCCTACCCTTGAAATTTTAAAAATTGAACTTCAAAAAATAGAAAATGAAGTACTACAGATTTCAATTAAAGAACAACTTAAACTAGCTTACATATCCTCGGATGCCGATCTAAAGTATATTCAAGAGGAATTTACTAATTTTTGTAAAAATCAACAATTGAAGAAAGCATTGCTTACCTCTGTAGATTTGCTAAAAGCTGGAGATTTTGATGGCATCCGAAATATAGTTGATAGTGCTTTAAAAGCTGGAAATGATAAAAACTTAGGTCATGAATATGTTAAAGATATTGAAGAACGTTATAGAGAAAATTCAAGGGCAGTTATACCAACTCCTTGGGAACTTGTCAATAATTTACTCCAGGGCGGACTTGGAAATGGGGATTTTGGCCTTATATTTGGTAATCCAGGAGGTGGAAAATCTTGGTCTTTAATAGCTATAGGTGGATATGCCGTAAAGTTAGGATATAATGTTGTACATTACACTCTGGAACTAGGAGAGGATTATGTCGGTAAAAGATATGATGCCTTCTTTACACAAATCTCAGTTACTAAAATTGATAGATTTAAACATAAAGTAGAAGATTTAATCCCTCAATTACCCGGTAAACTAATTATCAAAGAATTTCCTACTGGTAGAGCAACAATGTCAACCATTGAATCGCACATATCAAAATGTACAGATATGGGTACTAAACCTGATTTAGTTATAATTGATTATGTGGATTTGTTATCTTCCAAAAAGAAAAATCGTGAACGTAAGGAAGAAATTGATGATATTTATCAAAGTACTAAAGGATTAGCTCGAGAACTTAACGTACCTATATGGTCTGTTTCTCAAGTTAATCGTGCAGGTGCACAAGATAATA